CCCTAGCCGCCTCAGCTTGCGCTTCTGCGCCCTTTCTTGCGCCTCTTGCCTGTATAGCCCCACCAACTACCGTTGCCGCCGCCACTGCCACCGCTGCCCAACTCATACTCTTTCTCCATACAATAATTTGCAGTTTATTACATCAAAATAATTTACCGTGATTTCTTCCTTCGGTCGTATTTTATTTATTGCAACTAGCGACAAAATCCCCTCAACAAACTCAGGTCTTGAGTTTGGGTTTTCTGCGTGATTTGTGTACCTTCCGGCTATCGTTCTGTCTGTTCCCGTTCTCATCGGACAAACGATGTCACCTGCATTTGTTTCGTTATCAGAGAATAACCCACGACCTGCTATGCTGGATTTGCAAACAGTTATATGATCAAATCCGTCCGGTGTGTGTATGTTGTCTTTTACGCTGTGCATAAAATTTTGAATATCACTCTCGGTCATATTCATAGACTCAAGAAAACTATCATAACTTTCCGAGTTTGATTTGTTTTTTAAGGGTTCTATTACTTGCATGGTAAAACTCCCATGCCTTGACTTAATAACCCATCTATTAATAGATGATCGTATTCTTCAACAATGACCTGTTTTTCAATAATCTCTAAATCTGTTTCATTGGTAACGTGTACCGTTTGCCACACGCAATCCTCGTGAATATCGACAACTTTTTGAACGCCAGCCTTTGAAATGAACGTGTAAGGCGCTTGTATATCTTCAGAGCCTTCAGCCGTGATGACAGTAACCCGACCCTTTAAAAGTATATTAAAATGCTCCGTGGCGTGTATTTTGCCTATGATTCTGGTGCCTGCTGGCATGAATATCTCGCGCAAATAACAGCCGGGCGTAAAACGATGAATAACCGGGCAGTCTTGGCTTACTAACTCACCATTATTGATTTTCTGAACCAACAACTCGGCCATGTTTTGAATGCAAGCCCTATTGGTTGTTATTTGGTTGTTATGCCGTGTCGTCATGTCTGCATTCATATTTGCCCCTTTTGTCGTTAGTCAATTCTACCAAAATTTAGTAAAAATAGCTAAAACTCGATGCCGCTTGCATCATTGCGTAAATTCCTTGCCGCTAATATTCCAACTAATAGAATCAGCCAAGTCTGATTCTACTCGCACAGTCTCGCCCGGATCTAATGCTTGATTAACTATCTCGCCGCCAAATGATGATTTATTTCTTATAATCCTTTCATCGGGTATTAGTTTTTTAGTTAAAAGCCCGTCAGCGCCAAAAATATAAACAGAATGTATTCTATTTTGAGTTGTGGCATTGGTGGCTGTGAATGCAGTAATAACAGATCCAAAGCCCTCTAGTGGCGACTTGTAAACTTCTTCTATAGTGTCTGCAATGGTAGAAGAAAAGTCCCTTACAAGCTTCTTGGGGTTGGCCATTAGTTAGCCCTCGAAATTGCGCTAGAAACTAAAATATTTGTTGTGTTGTCGTTGTTTTCAACAAAAACCTCCACGAATTGAGCGGTTGCAAAACTTTCCTGCCAGGGAATTGTAATTGATGCAGGTGATCCGCTGCTTGCTGCGCTTGACCTTTTTGAACTTGCGACAACGGCCCCGCCAATTGCTACATACGCAGATAGGTTTATATTGGTTCCGCTGGCTGGCTCAACTGATACAGATGCGGTTAGCGGGAGTGTTGCATCCTTGCCGCCGTTATAAGTAAGCCGTCCCGCTGTTGTTCCGGTCATTTGGCTTGTTCTTTCAACTACCCACGTACCGGCCACTAATACAGCGCTTGAGCCGTCTGTGCTGGCTGCTACTATTACCGTTTCAGTTGCGTTGTTTTGCATGGATAATAACCCGTCAGGCCTTGTATCTGCGATGTCGTCATTATGAAAGAAGTTCCATAGCGCATCATTTACGGTTATAGTTGCCAGGATGGTTCCAGCACCAGACGTTAACAGCCTAGTAACAACCGCCGTTCCCCCTGTGTTTATGTTTGCAGATGCCGCTGCGCCGCTGATTAATGTCGTGCCAGCGCCAAGATTAGCCAAAATCAGATCAAGTATGATCGCGTCAAATGTTGCCGTACCAAAATTAAAGAATGTTCCGCCTGTTATTACGGTTGATGACACTTCCCACAGCCAAGTATTCCATGCGCCTGTAATGGTGCAACCACCCGATGATATTGATGATGGGCTAACATTTGTGAATCTTGTCGTTGATCCGTTTGTGCCTGTGCTATTAAATAATCCAAACGTTGCACAAGATACAGAACAATCGTTCATTCTGAACAAGGTGTCTGTATTATCTGAGAAATTAATTACCCTTCCTGCTGCGCACGAAATAGTTAGATTGCTAATCCTGACCCTTTTGTTTGTTATTGTGAACATATCGGCTGTGCCGGTGTATGTCAGAGTAACCACAACTGATTCTATGCCCGATACAGAGCAGTTATCACCCATCGCTAGCTCGTTGAGGCCTAAGCTTACATCGTTACCAATTAGATATTGTGTATCGTCTGCCAGGGTTATTACGCTTGAAACTGGTGCCGGGAAGTCACTCAATACATTAACAATCACTCGTTTTGTTGGCGCTTTTACCAGCACCCCATCAACTTTTAAACCGCCGGTGTAATTAACCTCGCCTAATACGGCTTGAACCGCTAACGATACTTTGCTTAATGCGTTCTCTGCTAATGGGAATGTTTCATCAAAGTTATCATTGACTTTATCAAATGCAGCCCTGAAATCATCGCCGGTTCCGTCGTCTGCAACTGCGCCAATGTTTATTGTTTGTTGTACCATTTACGCCTCTGTCTCGTCTGCCCAAAATTTTGTCGTGTCAACTGTCCATGATGTCGTGTCAACTGTTAAAGGCTCGCCCGAACCCACTTGATCTTGTAGGTCTTTAAGTTGAGCGCCTAGAGCCGTTATAACTTGTTCTAGACTATCGTCTATTAAATCCTCACCACCACCAGTACGAATAAACATATCGTGTAAAAATCTGTTTAGATATTCGATTGTTGGTCTTATCTCGTTATCTTGCATCCATGCCCTTGGCCACTGGATGACGAATGGATCAACTCTAGCCAAGATCAAGCTCCAAATCTGCATCAGCAGAGATCAACACCCACTTTATATTGTCGGTCATCGTAAATCTGAACATTCGAGTATAAAAGCTACCCATTCCAAACCAGTCTAATTGATGCCTGAATTCGCCCTGTGCGCCGATATTCTGGAATCTTTCACTGCTCCATGTTCTGCCATTGTCATCCGAATATTGCATGATGATTTGGCTTTCAGCAGTAACTAAGCTTGTGCCGGTTTCAATCTCGATTCCAACCCGATCCATGAATACTTTAGCCCCGGCCCTGCCAAATGTGCGGCCATTGATGGCTATTGTGTCGCGTCGATGCTGTATTGGCTCGCCGTTGTCCGTGAAAGTTTCAAAATCAAGCTCGTAAATGTTACCGTTGCGCCGGTCTGCTACTAAATGCTTGTTGTAAATGAATTGATAATCGCTGATTAAATGCTGCGATCCATCGGTGCCAAAGGCTAAATTAGTCCATAGTCCCGATTCTTCGTTAAATAGCCACGTTTCGTTACCTGTCGGAAAGGATAAGAGATAAAAGTTCTGATTATCTAGGGTAAAGCACATGCCATAGGCGTCATCGGTCTTGGTATATTTGGCTATTGCCTGCCCTATCGCCGGGTTTCCAATCGGATTAAGCGCCAGCCCTGCGAGTTGGTAAATAATCTTGTCGCTGCCGAGAAAGTAAGCAAAGCGATTATTAGAGCCGATTGAGTGAATAGCATCAATACCCACTTCTTGAGTTGCATTTAACACAAACGTGTAAGGCGGGTTGCCCGACCCGCTGTTGTAAAGAGGTTGAATAGTCCTCGAGCCAAACCCGAAAACCTGTTGTTTATAGGCAAAAACCGCTTTCATATCGTCAGCTTTTGATTCTGCAATGATCACGTTGGCACTATTTACAGATAATGGAACGCTCAAATCAGCAAATGCTATGTCTCCACCTGTGCCATCGTAAACCATGCGCCGATTAATATATGTCACTGTGCTTGCATTTGGTAAATCTACATCGGTGCCTTGGGTTAACGTTGTGCCGTCATAGGCATATGGCTTGCCGGATCCGGTAGCAATAACCAGATTACCCACTTGATCTTCATCTAGTTTGCACCTGCCAACACCGTCAATTGTGCCTATTGATGTCTGAGTACCAAATGAATCAACTTTAAACAGAGTATTGGCTGATACAGTATATAAAACGTCATCTAGCCGCCCCATGCTCCTGTTTGCCCCTGCGCCGGTAGAAAACAACTTAAGGCCGGGGAATGGGTTAAATGATGCTACTTCTTGCGCTTGCTGGTTGAATTCAACATAAAAATTGCGAGTAACTTGAGCGGAAACAGGTAATGATCTGTTTGTGTAAGTTGGGCCGATGAGTGGTATGGGTATTCCGAATGCCATTATTAATCCAGTGAGTCAAATTCGTTTTTACGCGGTAGATATTGGCGCGTTAATGCTCTATCTAGCGGCATTTCGTTGATAACTGTATACTTGGCCTGTAATTCGGTTACTGCGCTAGCTGTAGCCGCCGAGAGTCCCGGTTGAATCGGTCGCCGGTGCCTTACCATCAATCGCATAGTTAGACTAAGCTCCAGGGCTTCTTCGTCTGCATCATCAATAAACAACACGTCAGCCGCAACCAATTTTGATAGCCCTAAAAATATGCCGTCATTCTGGAATCGGGCAATAAGGCGATTTAACCGTGCCAAAGCATCAGTGTTAACTCCACCCTCCAGCGCTTGACCTTCAGCCAATATACCAGCCTGTTTAGCCGAGCTATCAATTAAATCCTGTGCAGTTGTCATTATTTACCCTTCTTCTTTCTACCGCGCTTCTTGGGTTTTGGTTCAGGCTCCGGTTGTAATTCCGGTTCAGGCTCCGGTTGTGGGTTTTCTGCTGCTGCCCTAGCATCCTTTGGTGAGTGGCACCAACCGGGATCAATATCCCAGTCAGCGCCCTTCATGCCAAACATCTTTGTTGCTACTTTACCATTCACAAATCTATATCGGCATGTTTCCAGCATTATGCGGCCCCCGTAATAAGTCCAAAGTTAACTAGAGTGGTTCTGATTTCATTCCACTTATCCGAGATACTGGCAACAGCGTCAGCCGTGTCCATGTTCTGAATAACAACGCTAAATGACCCGTTACCCGCCGTGATTGTGGTGCCACCTGATGCGATTTCAATTGAAAATGTATCGGATGCACTGCCTGTATTAGCTCCTGCAACAGCAGTGCCGTCAATTCGCCGCCCTGGTGCTGTGCTAGCTTGTACCACTGTTAAAGTTGATGGTGATGTGCCTACGTCCACAGCGCCGATTTCCATGTTAGCCACACGACTACCGGAAGCGCCGACTAAATCAGTGCCACCGTCAACCCATGCCCAATCAAGGATCTTGAATTTAAAGCCAGGGACAAACGCCGTCACTACGTCAATAGCAGACGTACTGGTTACAAACTCAAACGGAAAGTGCATGGTAGAAATACCAACACCCGCCGCCACCGTATCGGACACAGTGCCCGTCGAATTGTCAGTGATAGCAACCTGACTTGCGTCTGAACGTTGGCTAATCGGATCTTTCCCGAATAGCCCCATCGTGCCGCCTGTGTTTAACGTGATTTTGTCAGCATCAATAAATGATGTTGCCACGCCCAATGCTCTTTCGCCTAATGCCATAATAATTCTCCTGTTAGGCCCCCGAAGGGGCCGTTAGATCAAGACGTTGCAAAAGGTGTCAATTGCGTGCCAGTGGTGCCAACCATAGCGCCTGAAACAGCCCACTGAGTGGTTGAGATTGCGCGGAAAACAATATGCTGACCAAGAATGCCGCCGGTTGTCGAGCCGTTGGATTCTAAAGCAACATGAGTTGTGCCGTTGGCGCTGAATGAATCGCCGCCGACTGCAATATCAGTTGCAAATGCTCCAATGCCGCCGATCATGAATTCGCTGGCTATTGTCTTTGTGATTACCTTGTGTGTATCACTAGATGTAACAGAAACAGTAGTTAAGAATTCAAACATCATCCCCAAAACCGGGGTAGGTAGTCGGACGGTGATTTGATCGGACGCATCCAACAGAATCAATGAATGCGATTCAGATGGTAACAGTTGTCGCTCTGTCGTGCCGATGCCTTGAATAACTTCCTGATGCAACCCGGGAGCTAAACAGCCTTCAGTGCTTTGCTTACTTAGATTTTCTAATGCCATGATAGGCTCTCCTTAGTTGTTTGCGTAACGTACGGCGGTTTGTGCGCGGATGGTTCTGAATCCGTACAAAACATCAATACGGGTCGGGAATTCGTCGTTGGTAATGTCGAAATCGGTTAGGATTCGCATTGAGATACCATCCATCACCTCACGAGCCGCAAAATCCAAGCCTTTAGGCATACGCAGATCAGCAGTTACAAAAGTAAACGAATCAGGCGCATAACCTAACGAGATGTCATGTGTTGCGCTTGCCCCGCCGACTTTAGTGATTACCTGGCCGTCTGCTGCTGCGTTAGATACGTTTTGACGCGCACCTGTTGCGACAAGTTCTGGCTCAAATAACAAAGCAGTTGCAGAAACCGCAGTGTCAGCAGTTACAACGAATTGTTGTAGGTTGCCGCTGTCTTGCTTAGTTTCGTGATGAACCCGATTAACGCCAGCGATAGTAAAGATGTCGCCTTTCAGGAACGTTCCCGCGCCGGTGTCAATTACTAACGATGTGCCGGCTTGACCCGCGCCATCAGTTAAATAATCGCCTGTACCATCATCGGTGCCGGTGGTGTGCCGTGGCATCAATGTATTCTCAAAGAATTCAAAACCGGAAGTACGGCCCAAAATGCCTTCTAAATACTGCTTAGATATAGTGGACGAATCCTGGAATAGACCTTTGAGCGCATCAACCATATCGACATTAGTTTGAGTGTCAAGGTTGATTTTAAGGCCAGTAGAGCCAGCCAAGTTGTCAACGAGGATTTTACGACCTTCGAGGATCTTGCGGAATGTAGACGCAGAACCAACGTTATTGACTTGGTTGTAAACGTCTTTAAACATAGTCAGAGCGTCAGCTTCAATGTGAGAAGCAAGAACAGTCATCATCGGATCTAAAATTCGAGTCCCGAAATCGTCAATGCTCAATGTTAGATCCGCTGAACTAAATTCAACATCAACGCCCTTTTGGGTTGCCAATGTTAAAATAATGCTTTGCTCGTTAGTATTTTGAACCGAGATTTTCTTACCAGTTCGCACCGAGTACTGGTTTGGAAGTCTGATTGTTAATGTATCGCCAATTTTCGCGCCCTGGACCGCGAAATTGTCATCGTATTGTCGATTGATATTACCGATGAAGTTTAATTTTTGGTGCAGGATGCGTAAAGCCTCCCGAGTCACCGCCGTTGGTGTTAATGGTGTGTTATTAGCCATGAATGATTACCTTTTTAGCCATGTATTTGTTTATTCCTCCAGATTCGCCACTCATCCGCTGTCATTTTGTCGGGGTCTGTCTGAACCGTCTCAGAGCCACCCAACGGTTTAATTGGATCGGGCGCATCGCTTACCAGTTTTGGTTTCAATGCTTCAACCTGGAATTCGAGTTTTGTCAACTCACGCGCTCTTTGTACTGGAGGCAGTGCAAAAATTCGCTGTGCCTCGTCTAAATTTGAACCAAGATGAAACGCAACTTCCGGGCCCTTCCCTTTTGGATCTTTAGCCATATCAAACAATTGTTCGGCTAAGTCTAAATCCATAAAATCATGGCCATACGCAACCTCGTCGAAGTTCTCAAAGTTGGCTCGTTTTGAGTCTAAGTTCTTCTCAAATGCCGCCTTCTTGGTCTCAAGCTCCGTCTGTCGCTGCGTCTTTGCTGCTGCTGCTTTGTTAGCGTTATCTGAAGCTGAAACTCTAGCGTCCGCTGCATTACCTGAAACTTCCGCATAATACTGCGCGTTAGCTGTGTGGTATTCCTGCAAGGTTTCAAAATCATCCTCACTAGGAGCAACTTTAACTTCTGTTTTAACTTCTGCTGGCTTGGCTTGCTCAAATTCTGCAATCCTAGCCCTTAACGCTTCATTTTCTTGGTTTGTATCGTGTACCTTTCGCGTTAGTTGGTTAATGCGCGGTTGTACAGGATTGGCCGTTTTCTTTGACTGATCTTGTGTTTCGGTTGCGCTAGCTTCGGCTTGTTGCTGTGCCTCGGCTCCCGGTGCAGTAGATGGGGCTGCTTTGTCATCATGGCTTGGCGTGTTTTGAATCTCGCCTGGTAGATTTTCACTCATTTAGGTACGTCCTCACGAATTTAAACCCGCTGATTCCCAACGGTAGTTGGTGGATTACCACCATTTCTCAACAACTCGGTAGCTTGTGCTAGTGCCTCTTGTAATAGTCGAGGATCACCAGCCGCCGCTGCTATCTCTGCTGTTTGAATAGCGTTCTCGACATCGTTCTGCTCAATCTCGCTAAAGTTCTTGACCGCTGTTGATTGTTTAACAGCCGTGTCAGCTTGCTTATTCTCTATTGTAACCTGTTTTTCGGTTAGTTCCAACTGTATGGCTTGCTGCTGCTGTTGCTGCTGCTGCTGTTGAGCCTGTTGGCGCTGCTGCAATTCTTCTGGTGACAAATCATCTTCATCATCCGCGATGCCTGGAGGTAGTAGTTTCTTCAAGCGTTCTGCCATCTCATCGGCACCCGGCCAATCAAGGTTTTTAGCGACCAAATCCCCGGCAACTTGTAACACTTGTGGGAATACCTGAGCAAGCTCAACCATTGACTGTGCCGCTTCCGTCCGTCGAGTCCTGAATGATGGCCCAACACCTACACGAACGTCATATTTACCCCTGGTTAGGTCGTTTTGAATCTTCAACCCGTCCGGTGTGAGTATCGGCTTGTTAACCTCAACAAATCTAGTGCCTGAGTCCTCACCGCGCAATCTGATGACTCTTTGGGTGTCGTAGTACTTCGGTATTAAATCAAGTATTACCCGGCCTGTGTGCTCTATTGCTTGCGCTAGGTTGTCCATGAATAGCGACTGACCCAAGTCTGCCTCTTGTTGTAAGGCTATGACCGCTCGACCACTCCGGTTCTCTGATGTTGGCTGCTGTGCCGCTTCAAACACTCCGGTTGCTTGCTGAATGTCAGATGCGCTTATGGCCGCCTGTTGTAATAGACCGCTTTGCATAATAGGCGGGGCGAGGCGCTGCGGTGGCGGTACGTTTGGCTGTGGCTCATATGGCAAATATGGCAAGTTATCCGTGTTGGCACGTTCCCAAAATGGCTTATATTTCTTGATTTGGTCTTGAGTAACCAAGAAAGGCGCCTTAGGCTGTAACGCGATTGTTTCTGCCGCTGCACTATTCCAGTAATTGTACATCCTTTGCGGGTCTTTGGCGGCCCTTACAATGCCCCTGATTAGAGTCTCGCCCTCAATGTTATCTTCTTCACCGAATACCGGGATGATCGGGAAAAACTTGGATGGCCACTCCTGATGTTCTAATATTTCAAACGCTGTTAACTTGTACCAGTCGATCATGTCTACCTCAACATCACGATCTTTAACTGGGGTCACATCTTGCGCTTTATATAGCTCTATATCTTCATCGGTTATGTCATCAGTATTAACAACAATGCCATTTGATAACTGAGTAATGTTCTTTTTCTTTTTGCTCTTAACGAAATACTCGCCAATACGAATAGAATCTGAGTCATACCAGCGTGTTTGCGTTTCGCCTACACCCTGGCGCGGAATTCCTGACGGGATGTCAACATCAGGAAAGGTTGCCTCAAATTTCTTTTTAGACAACGTTTCGCTAATAATCCAGAATCGACCGTCCTGCTTTTGTGGCTGAATGGCATCGGGATCATAATAAGCGGTAAACGGGTTTAAAATCGGCAAGATCACAATGTCTTGTTCAAATATGTCATCGCTATTAACTACGGTATTGACTCGCCAAACGCCATATCCCATTTTAACCTGGAACTTAGCTGCGTTTATATAAGCGTTTCGGGCATTGGATGATTGCTCTATCTGCCGGGTTAAATCTTCTAATACATCAGCAGTCTCTTTATCTGCACCATCGTCAACCGGGTCAACCTTAATGGATGGCATGTTCTGCCTGATGTTGCCCATCACCTTGCGGATTGATTGACCGATGTGATCAAGTGTCAGCATGGGCCGGTCAGCGCGTTGTTTTTGGATATCTTCGGGCCACTGGTCTAGCGCGGCAAATCTCAGGTCGTCAACCATGTCTATGCGGTTGCGTGACTCAGCAGTAAAGGCAAGATCAAAATCTTCCATAAAGTTCTTGATGATCTTCTCTTTCTCATCCTTGCTGAATTTCTTCTTTGATAGTTCAGGCACTCATCCACCCTCCGCGAGATTTTGGTAATGTTAACCTGGAATTAGTATTAACAGGTTCGGTAAATGTTAAAGCTCCAGCATCACCATAATCGGGGCTGAATCCGTATTTCAATTTAATCTTGTCCTTCTTCCAAAGTACCCGGCGATCATTTGCGTCCCTGTCATAAGGTGAGGCGCATAAATCAGCTTGCATTTCGTCGTCATCGGGTATCTCAGGCGGCATAGACTCGTCAGTTAACCAATCAGCCATTTCGCCCCATATTTCATTACGCTTGTTCTTGTACTTCTCAGGATCCAATGGAGTTGATCCAAAGTGAACCGATTTTACTCTGTCGTCATAACCAAGCTCATGAAGTCGATCAACCAAGTCAGCACCAGAGCCGAAATCAACAAACATCATATCCGGTTTTTTCTCTGCTTGTGGATCGATGGTGTCGAGTATCTTTTTGCAAATAGCGACATTTTTACCTAGTTTATCACATTGCTCACCAATATACGCCTCCATGCCGTACATCTTGCGACCTTGACGCCTTACTATAGCAAACCTATCACCGCCTCTCGATGGGTCAACACCGACGATTAGAGGGCCGTTACCGTTGGCTTTTGTCTTTCGCGCTTTCATGCAAGTATCGGCACTAATCAAACCGTCACCGCCCGAGACTTGGAAAGCTTCAGCCGCGTTCATTGGATATTCTTGTTTAAACGCTTTTGCCCCGTCTACGCCATCGGTTGTTAATTCGGCTACTTTCATTCTGCGCCAAAAGATTTGACCATCTTCCAGGCAGTAGAATTCTTTTAGATCTTCTTCCTCTTGGGTTAAAACTAAGTTATCCGGTGTTTTCTTCCGGTATTCTGATTGCCAGTACCAGGGAACAAATATAGCCTGAAATTCTGATAAACCTTTTTCGGCTAGTTTCCATTGCTCATGAAAGAAATTCCCAACACCATTGGCGGTTGACTCCCAAATAACCTCGGTGCCATCAGCATCCGGCACGGCTTGCATGATCCCCTTAGTGTGTTCACTGGCATTCATCCAGAAAGCAACCTCTGAGCCGTGGAAGTATTGGATAGTTTGCCCCCGGCCTACAGTTTTATTGCCTGCTGTGCCGATTTTGTAACCTGAATCGAGCTTGTCAAAGTGTAACTCTTTGGCATTGGCCGCTGAAGTGGTTGGCTTAACGAATGACGGCAGGCTGTCATAGTAACGCTCTGTCATTTCAAATAGCGCGTCTGTTGATTCGCCTTCATGAGTGAGGATAAAGGCTCTAACGCCTTTGTTGTGAGTTGTGCGCCATATAAAGCGACCTTGGATTAAAGTTGATGCGCCTTGTTGCCTGCCCTTTAAGAGTATCGCCCTG